CGTGAATCTTATGGACATGTCTTGCAATGTCTAAAGACTGAGATTTCTAGCTATGATTTTCCGGGTAATGCTATTATTGAATTCCAACTGTGTGAGAGGATGGTATTCAAATTACCTGGAGATTTATGCGTTGTTTATGTTGAAAAAGCAATGGATCATATGCGTACTAAAAACATACTTGATTCATTTCCTACAGAACATATGTCAACGCCTGTAGTTGGGCGTCTTGTTTATAGGAAGACATTAGGCCAACCTTCTAAATTGGATGCAACTAACATTTCGTACAGTAGCAATGCTACTAATTCGACGGAGCCTTTCTCCGGTTATTACTATTATAGTGATAACTTCATGGGATTGTGCGGCGCTGTGTTAGTTGATGAGAGTAGAGAAGTATCTAGTGTTTTAGGAATTCACGTAGGAGGTGATGAAAAGACTCGACTTAGTGTTGCATGTTGTATACTTAGACAAGATCTAGAAGTGTCAGTTCAACATTTTACTAATGGTTTGTTAATTCAGAGTGGTTTAGATTTTAGCAAATTACCCAATTATACTCCTGATGTATATAAGCATAATCCTTTCTTAGATACTACAGATAGGTTGGATGGTGTAGAACTCTTGGGTTCTGCTATTCAGAGATATTCATTTAATGATAAAGTTGTTTACACTCCTATATGTGATGATGTTAAGACAGAATTTAAAGTTGATTACTCCTTTGTGGCTCCTCCTTTTAAGTTTGGGGGTGATAAGCGACATGGAGTAAGACAATTAATACGAGCATATTCACAAAAGACAACTGTTAGAGATATGAATATATTACGAGTGGCACAACAAGATTTGGAAGATCAGTTTATGGCTCCTCTTAGACAGAATACTTATTGGCGTGATCAGATAAGAGCATTAAATGATTTCGAGATAGTGAACGGAGTTACGGGAAAGAAGTTTCTTGGAGGTGTTAACATGTCGACGGCAATGGGAGGAGGAAAACAAGGTAGCAAAAGCTTATATGCTACCCAAGCTACTGATGGAGCGTGGACTTTTGATCCTTGGGTCCTGGAAGAAGTAGCACGTTACGAGGATCAAATGGACAGGGGCATAATTACACCAGATATAGTAGTGCAACAACTTAAATTGCAAGCCACTGAAGAAGATAAAGCAGCTGTAGGTAAGTTGAGATCTTTCTTTATGGCTAGTACTATTATACAATTAGTGTTACGTAGAGTTGCACTAACCACGTGTAGATATGCTTGTATGAATACTAAGTATACAGAGATCGTAGTTGGAATAAATGCTCATTCTACAGATTGGACC